TGTTGACAGGTGGTAAGTCGAAAGAGTTAGTCAGTTGTCTTTATGAAGCAAGAGAGTACAGACCTGACGGAATCGTAAACGGTAAGGACTTGTGGGAGGTGATCAGTAACAAAGACTCCAACAAAGCAGTACCGTATCCGTACTATAGTTTAAATGAGTTAACCCACGGTATGAGACTAGGAGAATTAGTTACGGTATGCGCGGGTAGTGGAATAGGAAAGTCTCTGTTCTGTCGTGAGATAGCTCATCACCTGCTTGGTCTTGGCGAGACGGTAGGTTATATAGCACTGGAGGAATCCGTCAGGCGTACTTGTCTTGGCATCATGGGTATCCATCTGAACAAACCATTGCACCTCGAGGAAGATGAAGTAGCTATGGAAGTGATGTTACCTGCGTTTGAAGAGACGGTAGGTAATGGAAAGTTCTACACCTACGATCACTTCGGCAGTATGGACAGTGACAACTTGCTCGGTAAGATACGATACCTGATAAAAGGATTCGATTGTAAATGGATATTCCTAGATCACCTATCGATTGTTGTCAGTGGTATAGCAGGAGATGACGAACGACGATTGATTGATAACACGATGACCAAGCTACGTAGTCTTGTTGAAGAGACAGGGTGTGGCATGGTGTTGGTCAGTCACTTAAAGCGAGTGGATAGTGGTCACGAAGAAGGAGGACGAGTAAGTCTGCACCATCTACGTGGTTCACAGGCTATAGCACAGCTGTCGGACATGGTACTCGGATTGGAACGCAACCAACAAGCTGAGACTACATCCAATGAGACACGTGTTCGTGTGTTAAAGAATAGATTTAGCGGACAGACAGGACATTGTACCACACTTAATTACGATACAGAAACCGGACGATACACAGAAGATAAGAACGTCTTCGAAGATACAACAACTAACAACCCATTCTAATAAATGAAAACACTATTCTTTGATATAGAAACAAATGCGATAGAGGACTGGTCGAACTTGTCTGACTTAAAGACTGTTCACCGTCTATCTATCTACGATCCTACCACACCTAAGATGATTACGTATCACGGTGCTGGTATTAAGAACGGACTAATGGAGTTAGCTAAAGCAGAACGGATAGTCGGACACAACGTCATTGGTTTTGATCTACCTGCTCTGTCTAAGATGTACAACTTCCACCCACCGCTTGTTAAAGTATTGGACACGATGGTCATGGCTAGATGCATACATCCTGATGTCCGCAACGACGACTTCTTACGAAAGAACTTCGATAAAAGTTTAGTGGGTAGTCACTCGTTGAAAGCGTGGGGACTGAGGCTGAACAACCTAACTAAGCTGACGTACGGTGAGGAAGATGGAGCGTTCGATAGTTACAACGAGGACATGAGGAAGTACTGCGAACGTGATACAATCGTAACACAAATCCTGTTTGACTATCTGATGATGGGTAATCCAAGCGGTGAGATGTTAGCGATTGAACATTGGTTTGCGTTCCTGATGAGACTACAAGAGAAGAAAGGCTTTGCGTTTGACGTTGTTAAAGCTGAGAAGTTGGAGTTAGAGTTGGCTGCTGTTCGTGCTGGTTTGTTAGACAGACTACAACGAGAGTTCCCTGCTAAGACAGAAGAGATGAAGACACCGAGTGGTTGGTCCTTACAGATAGAACGAGAGGACGGCATGGAGTTTATCACAGCTGCAACCAAGACGGAACTGAAGAAGCAGTTGAAGATACGTAACTTAAAACAGACGTTGGTCAAGGATGCAGTCAAGTTAGCTAACAAGACTAAGACGATACCATTCAATCCCGGTAGTCGTCAGCAGATAGCCGAGCGTTTGTTAGCTTTAGGGTACGAACTTCCGAAGGAACCTGATGCAACCACACCCAAGGTAGACGAAGCAGTACTGAAAAGTATAGACCATCCGTTTGCTGAGGTGTTGTGTAATTACTTGTTGGTTACTAAGAGGTTAGGACAACTAGCAGAGGGTAATCAGGCGTGGTTGAAGTTGGAAAAGAACGGACGGATACACGGAAGGGTCAACACTAACGGTGCAGTCACGGGTCGTTGTACTCATCAGAATCCAAATGTTGCACAAGTACCTGCGTGTCGTGCTGAGTATGGAGAGAAGTGTCGTGAGTTATTCAAGGCAGGAAACGGATACAAGTTAGTAGGGTGTGATGCAGCAGGACTAGAACTACGAATGCTTGCCCACTACCTAGCTTTCTACGACGGAGGGGAATACGCTAAGACTGTTATCGAAGGAGACATCCACACACTGAATCAGAAAGCAGCAGGACTGGAGACACGAGACCAAGCCAAGACGTTTATCTATGCATTCCTTTACGGAGCAGGTGACGCTAAGATTGGAGAGATCGTGGGTGGTAGTGCTAAAGAAGGACAGATGTTAAAGCGTAAGTTCCTGAGCAACCTGCCAGCACTGAAAAGATTACAGGCAGATGTACAACAAAAGGTACAACGTAGTAACAAACTGATTGGACTAGACGGTCGTATACTTCCTGTTCGTTCACCACACGCTGCATTGAATATGTTGTTACAGAGTGCAGGTGCTGTGTGTATGAAGGTAGCGTTGATCCAACTGTTCCATCGTATGAATAAACTGAGGTGGCAACACGGTAGAGAGTACAGCTTTGTTGCTAATGTACACGACGAGTTCCAAGCAGAAGTACAACCTGATAAAGTGGGAGCGTTCAGTGATCTGGCAGTTGAATCAATACGCATGGCAGGAAGAGAGTTAAAACTAAACGTCATGTTAGACGGTGAAGCAAAGGTAGGTGAGACATGGGCACAGACACACTAGAGATTGAATACGATTGGCACTTGAGTCTTGCTAAGTTGTACGATACCATCGACTTAGAAGTACCGTGGGACTGGAGAAAACAACACGTACAAAACTATATGCCATCATCCAACGCTCAACGTATCGGAGCCATAGCCGAGTCGAAGTTTCAAACGGAATGTTTAGAGAGAGACTTTGAACCACATATGCCAGCAACACCTATGCCGTGGGACTTTATCGTCACGTGTCCGGCAGGTATGTTAAAGGTACAAGTCAAATCATCTAGCACTAGGCAGGGACAGAGCTATACCGTCGTGACGTCAAGCGGATGCACAGGCAAAGAAACGATGTCACACGATGTGGATATAGTAGCTTGTTATATAGCACCTGAGAAGATATGGTGGATGATACCACGTAGTGAGTTGACAGGTAAGACAGTTAAGTTAAACCCGTTACCATCAAGCAGAAACAAGTACAAGAAATACCAAGAGAACTGGAGCGTATACTATGAGTAACAAGAAAACGACACTACTGATAGACGCTGACGTGTTGGCGTTTGAGGCAGCAGTGGTAGCCGAGGAATCAATTGAGTGGAAGGATGAGATGTGGACAGTACACGCAGACATGGCACTAGCTAAAGCTCGTGTTGTTAATCGTGTCGAAGAGTTCAAGGACTTGATGAAGACGGATAACGTAACGATGTGCTTGACTGATCGTGCTAACTTCCGTCGTATTCTTAACCCTGACTACAAAGCAAACAGATCAAAGTCACGCTTGCCTATTATCTTACGACAAGTTAAACAATGGATAATTGAAGAGTACGATGGACAGATGTGGCCTAACCTAGAAGCTGATGACGTCATATCAATTCTGGCAACGGACAAAGAGATGGATGAAGAAACGATTATCGTGTCCATTGACAAAGACTTCAAGACAGTACCGGGTATCTTCTACGACTACAACAAAGGAGAGTATCATCAACCGTCAGAAGAAGAAGCCGATAACTATCATCTCGTACAAGCGATAGCAGGAGACCACACAGATGGATACAGCGGAGTACCCGGTATAGGCGTCACTCGTGCTGAACGTCTGCTAGAGAAAGATGGATACACATGGGAAACAGTTACTGCCTGTTACGAGAAGGCTGGACTCACTGAACAAGACGCATTAATGAACGCATGGATGGCACGACTGTTACGAGCTGAGAACTATTCATTCAGAACAAACACAATAAAAAAACTATGGACACCGAGAAACTACCAAACCAAGGATATACTAGAGATTTCACCACAGGCGCTAAACGTGACGGGGACATTGGACGGGGACGACCCTCGCTTATTCCTCCAATCGCCTTACGCTCGCTCGCCAAAAGATTTGAAGATGGCGGAAAGCTTTACGGAGACAACAACTGGAGAAAAGGATTCCCGTTAACAAGACTGTACGACAGTATGTTCAGACATCTGTTAGCGTTGGCTGACGGGGACACATCGGAGGATCATGCGGGTGCAATCTTGTGGAATGCGTCAGCGTGGTTGTGGACAAAGGATCAAATAAAACGTGGTAATTTACCAATAGAACTGGATGATATAGAGAACGATGAATGAAGAAATAGTATTACCCGCTCTGTCGAAAGATTTAATAGATAAGCTTGACAAGCTGTACCCGGATAAATGTCCGCTGTTGACAGACGACGATAGAATGGTATGGTTTAAAGTAGGACAACGTAGTGTAATTAATTACTTACAACAAATATACGACGAACAACTTCAAGACAACATTATCACCAAGGACT